TTGTGGGGCTTGTTCAGCGAGCTTATACACAGATGTTTGTACAGCGGCAAAGAGTACACGCACAAGTGTTTGACATTCCGCAAGGGTGAGATAGAATTACCAAACGGAATGAAACTTCTGTACCCCAATCTTCGTCTTGAACAGGGCGATAACGGCAAACCGCAGTGGGTGTACGGAGAGCGTGCAACGAAGTTGTATGCAGGTAAGATAACGAACAATGTAACGCAAGCGCTTGCCAGAATCGTGATGACGGATGGCATGTTGAGGGTATCGAAGAATTACCCCATCGCTGGCACGGTGCACGACGAGTTAATCGCTGTTGTGCCGGACGAAGAAGTTGCTGACGCTAAGACTTGGGTCTTGGCGCAGATGACTATGGAGCCGAGTTACATGCCGGGGATACCTCTGGCCGCTGACGGTGGCGCTCACCGTAGGTACGGGTTAGCAAAATCATGAGGAGAAGCACATGCACATACCCAAGAAAATCAAAGTAGGCACCAAGACCTACGCAATCATCCAAGTCAAGAAAGCAAGGACAAAGAACACCCTTGCCGCGATTGACTACACGCACGGCATCATCTGGATGGCGACACACGACGAGCAAGGCAACAAGCTCAGCAACGAGGAAATGTCCGACACGTTCTGGCATGAGTTGACACACGCAGTACTCCACGACATGGGGCATGAAATGTGTTATGACGAGAAGTTTGTGACCGCATTTGCTAACAGGTTGTCCTATGCTGTTGACTCTGCACAACTCTGAGGAACAAGCAATGTTCGACGCAATGATGGTCGCGGGCTGGGAAATAATGCAAGGGCAACATGCTTGGTGTATCAAAGCTCCAAACGGTGTCATATTTGCAGTTCAAAAGCTTTGGCCAGAGCGCCCTGTCATGCACGACATCTTTGACGAATTTATTAAATGCCGCGAACATAAATCCATAATCATATGAAAAAACCAGCATGGTCACACTCCTCCCTCAAAGACTTTGAGGGTTGTCAGCGCCGTTACCAAGAAGTCAAGGTACTCAAGAACTATCCGTTCACAGAGACTGAGGCAACGCGGTACGGCAACCAAGTTCATGAAGCCTTAGAGCTGTATGTCAAGGACGGCACACCCATCCCGCCTGAGTACGCGCAGTTCCAACCTGTCGTGGATGCGTTGCTGAATAAGTCTGGCCGCAAGCTGGCTGAGTACGAGATGGCGTTGACGACAGACCTCTTGCCAACAAGTTGGAAAGCAGATAACGTATGGGTGCGTGGCATTGCAGACTTGTTAATTGTTGATGACGAGAACCTGACCGCATGGGTGGCAGACTACAAGACCGGCAACAACAAGTACCCAGACCGCGATCAGCTTGTGCTCATGTCAATCATGGTGTTCGCGCACTTCCCCCACATACGCAAGGTTAACTCGGCGTTATTGTTTCTTGTAAAGAATGACTTTGTAAAGATGTCAATGACAGCAGACGAGGCCAAGAAACATTGGTGGGACTACCGTGAACGCTATGCGCGACTTGAAGCATCTTTTTCAAACGATGTGTGGAACCCAAACCAAACGCCTTTGTGCGGTTGGTGTCCGGTAAAAACATGCGAGTTCAATCCAAAACATTAAGGAACACTCATGCCTTACAAAAACCCAGAAGACCGTCCTTCGTACGCAAAGTACGAACAGAAACCAGAGATCATTAAAAAAAGAACCGCTCGAAATAAAGCACGCGCAATGCTTATGAAAGAGGGTATCGTAAAAAAAGGAGATGGAAAAGATGTCGATCATAAACAACCCCTTTCAAAAGGTGGTGCTACAACCCGGAGCAATCTCAGGGTCAAGTCAGCCTCTGACAATCGGAGCTTCAAACGTAAGTCAGATCACAGTATCAAATGATGGGACGATAAGAGCAAAGCGTGTTGTTGAAAGTGAAATCACAAGCGCGATGCTTGAAAGTGAAGCGTTCAACGTACCTGTCAACAGCTTGATTGATGTGTGGGTAACACGGTTCGGGAACAAGTGGATAGATTTAGAAACATTAGAGGGAGACGAGTTCTTTAGCAACGCATTTAAGAGACTTAAACAACTCGGAGAAGTTGAAGTCCATTTTTTAACAGACAGAGCGCGGTACGTGTGCCGCATGCCAGAGCAATAACAGGAGAAGTAAATGGGAAAAATGAAAAACTTAGGTCAACAACTTACAGAAAGATTAGAGGCTTACGCTAACGCAGCACAAGGATCACAAAATGCAGGTATGCAGAACATGGGCATGCAAGCAGCACAGAATGTGTATGGGGGAAGAATAGTAAAACAAAGATCACAAATAGTAAGCAACATGCGCGGCGTAGACGACCCCAACAAACGTGAAGCGTATGCCATTCCCCTATCAAGACTGGTAGATATGTGGCGTATAAAGTTTGAGGATAAGTGGGTTGATGTATCTGAGCTAGACGAAGAGTTCTGGTCGGACGCATCGGGAAGACTGCACAGAAACAGACTCATGGAAGAAGTCGAGTTCAATGGTAGCAACACGCCGTGGGCGCGGTTGAAGGAGGACGCATGAGTACTCACCATGATGCTTGGGCAGACAGCCTAAAACCACCTCTAGAGTTACACATGCACATAAACACAGGCCTTGAAGACGTACCAACTGAAACACTACGCAACCTGTGGATGGCTAGGTTTGGTGCTCGCAACGTGACGTTGAACGAGATGTACGCACTCAGGCTTGATGGTATTGCAATGGTTGCACAAGAGTTGGCAAATAGAAAATCAGTTCGCCACCAAAAAATAAACCGTATGGAGATGGACACAACAATACATTACTACGTACTGGAGAAGACAAGTGGAGATAGTTGACAACAAAGCGCTGATACTGCGCACACGCGACCCAAACAAATACAGCATCATTCCAAAACACAAAGTGCTCGGCCATGAAGATGGCATCTATCAAGTTGCTGTGTACTGGGGGCTTGATGAAAGCAGAGTGCTGAAGAACCTCGGTGTCAAAGATGTACCGTCTCCAATCAAAGGACGCTATGGTTGGCCGGGCAAGTACAAGCCAATGGATCACCAAATTGAGACAGCGGCATTCTTGACACTGCATCGCAGAGCATTCTGTTTTAATGACCCCGGCACTGGTAAGACGCTCTCTGCATTGTGGGCGGCTGACTACTTGATTGAACGTGGTGAAGTGCGTAGGGTGTTGGTGTTGTGTCCTCTATCAATCATGCACAGCGCGTGGATGGGCGACATCATGAACAGCACCATGCACAGAAGCGCCATCGTCGCTCACCATCAACAAGCCGCACGTCGAATTGAAATGATTCAGCGTGACTACGAGGTCGTCATTGCCAACTACGATGGTCTGAACTTGATTGCTGATGAGATACGCAACGATGGTCGTTTTGATTTAGTTATTGTGGATGAGGCCAACGCATACAAGAACCCATCAACGCGGCGTTGGAAGGCGCTGGCATCCATCATCAAACCTGAGACATACCTGTGGATGATGACTGGTACTCCTGCATCTCAATCGCCTGTTGATGCGTACGGCCTTGCAAAGCTTGTTAACCCAAGCGGTGTGCCCAAGTTTCAAACAGCATGGCGCGACAAGGTGATGAACAAGATCAGTATGTTCAAGTGGTCACCAAAAGAAAACTCAAGGGCTATGGTGTACGAAGCATTGCAACCAGCAATTCGTTTCACAAAAGGTCAGTGCCTTGACTTGCCACCAGTCATCACAGTAACACGCGAAGTACCGATGACACCACAGCAGAACAAGTACTACCGGATGCTGAAAGAGCAGATGATGGTGCGTGCGGCTGGAGAAGTTATCAGCGCAGTCAACGCAGGTGTGGCTGTCAACAAGCTGTTGCAAATATCCTGTGGAGCCGCGTACACAGACGACAAGGAAGTTGTGGAGTTCGACGCATCTCCTCGACTGAATGTGCTGGACGAAGTGTTGGAGGAGACGGAACGCAAGGTCATCATCTTTGCACTGTTCAGATCAAGCATTGACACCATCGTCACGCACCTTACCAAGCAGGGCTACGCCGTGGGACAAATTCATGGTGACGTGAGCGCCAGCAAGCGTGGGCAAATCATTGGTGACTTTCAGACAACTGACAAGATACGTGTGCTTGTTATGCAACCGCAAGCAACAGCTCACGGGATTACCCTAACTGCCGCAGATACTGTTGTGTTCTTTGGGCCTCTGATGAGCGTGGAGATGTACACGCAATGTATTGCTCGCGCAGATCGTAAAGGTCAAAACTCTGACAAAGTTACTGTGGTACACATTGAGTCAAGCCCTATTGAGAAAAAACTATTCAAGGCAATGGACGGTAAAGTTACTGACCACAAGTTGCTGGTAGATATGTTTGATAGTGAAGTTAAAAATATTTAAAGAAAGGAGTTGCGTTTGGATTTGTTCGGTGTATGATGTTAAACGTTAGACAAAACAACAGGAGAAGCAAATGACTACAACAGTCGACGATGATGCTCCCGCGCAAGAGGAGAGCAATGAGTTAGCCAACGTTCCAATGGACAAGTTGGCAAAGGTGTACCGCAAGATGGCGGCTCGAATTCAAGAGCTGACACAAGCGTACGAAAACGAAGTTGAGGAAATCAAGCGGCAACAAGATGTCGTGAAGATCGCACTCAAAGATCAGATGCTTGCACTGGGCATGTCCTCTGTGCGCACTGACCAAGGCACTGTGGTGTTGTCAACAAAGACACGCTACAACACACAAGACTGGGATTCATTCAAGACATTCGTGCTTCAACACGAAGCCGTTGACTTGTTGGAGAAGCGTATTGCGCAGACCAACATGGCGACATTTCTTGAAGATAACCCCGGCCTCGTACCACCCGGATTGAACTCAATGACTGAGTACGCAATCTCTGTTCGCAAACCAACCAAGTAATCAGGAGAATAATCACATGACTAATGTGACACTTTTTAACAAAGCGAACGTACCCGCGTTTGCAAAGAACCGTGACGGCATGTCCTCAGTTGCCAAAGCTTTGGCTGGCGGTAGTGTTGATACAAGCAAACGTATCTCAATCAAAGGCGGTGTGTTTCGCTTGTACAGCGGCGGTAAAGAGATCGCCTCTATTGAAGAACGCTATCTGGACGTTGTGTTCGTTGCCGCCGCACCTGACATCAGCCGTGTGTTCTATGCCAAGTCATACGATGGTGAAGTCACTGCGCCTGACTGCTGGTCTGCTGATGGTAAGACACCCTCCCCTGACGCAAGCAACAAACAGCACAACAAGTGCGAGGGATGCCCACAAAACATTGCAGGGTCTGGTGCAAACAACAGCCGCGCATGCCGCTTCCAACAACGTGTTGCTGTAGTGTTAGCCAATGATTTAGAAGGCGACATCCTGCAATTGACCGTGCCAGCTAAATCCCTCTTCGGTGATGGTGAAGGCGACAACCGCCCCTTACAGGCGTACGCTCGTTGGCTGAGAGCACAGCAAGACCCTATCGACCCCAACATGGTCGTGACACGTTTGAAGTTTGATACCAAGTCTGAAAGCCCCAAGCTGTTCTTCAAAGAGATGCGTTGGTTGACTGACGATGAGTTTGAGACAGTCTCTGCTAAAGCGGACACACCAGAAGCCAAACGCGCTATTGCTATGTCAGTGCCGAAAGCCCCGACTGTGGCGGCTCCTCTGGCTATTGCTGGTTCACGTCCTGCCAAAGTTGAAGAAGCTGAGGATGATGAGCCGCCAGCACCCGCACCAAAGGCAAAGAAAACTAAGCCTGCTGTGGAGGAGGAAAGCGAAGAGCCTACTGTGCGTAAGGAAGAGAAGAAGCCAAGTGCCGTGCCTGCCAAGAAATCCAACTTGGCGGCGATGGTTGATGATTGGGACGAGTCTTAAGGAGGGCGGGGCTTCGGCCCCTTACAACATGGCTTACTCACAACAAACAATCAACATGGTCATGAAAGCGCCTAAGACGTTGGGCAACCAACTGGGGCGCTGGTCTGTGCACCACAACTTCTCTGTCGTAAGAATCTCTCAAGCGCTTGGCGTGTCACGCCAATCTGTTTACAACTGGTTCGGCGGTGGTGAAGTGTTTGTGGCTTATCGTCCATCGGTAAGCTCACTTCTCAAAATCCTACAAACATCAAGCACAGCCGACGAGGCTTGGAGAAAAACATGCAAGGCGTTCAACCTAAGCAACTGAGCAACAACGAACTTCTGCGTTACATCTACATCACAGGTTTCGATAGAGTTCCACCGGACTGGATTGAAACGCTTGTAGAACGCATGGCCGCACTGATTGACCGCACTGAGAATCTTTACCACGAAGGGTTTGAGGACGGCTTTCAGCAAGGCATAGAGCACTCAACAGACGACTTCAAATAAACCAAAGGATAGACATGACTCCGCTTGAGTTCCTAGCGGTGGTTTTGCCGTCTCCGGGTTTAGGCTCGTACTGTGCGGTAGAACTCACAAACAGAAAACAACATGTGTTCACGGACACAATCGAGGAACTACACCCCCACATAGACAACTGGAACAACGATCACTGCGACATCTTCTACGCCGTCTCCTGCTTTGAAGGTAAGAAACGCGAAGCTGACAAAGCTACGCACATAAAGTCTTTCTTCGTTGACTTGGATGGGTACGCATCGAAAAAGGATGCGGTACTGGCGTTGGATGCGTTCATGGAGAAGGTCGGGCTTGATGCGCTTGGCAAGCCGTGGATTGTTGGCTCAGGTGGGGGGCTTCACTGCTATTGGCCGATGACACGCGACATGACGGTGGCTGAGTGGCGACCCATTGCGCAGAACATAAAACTCCTGTGCAAGCAAGAGGGCATGGTGATTGACATGGCTGTCACCGCAGATGCGGCGCGGCTGATGCGTGTGCCGGGCACTATGAACCACAAGAAGAAGTACGTGCAACCTCTTCCTGTAAAGCTGTTGATGGAAGGCGACCTGTTTGATTTCGATGCGTTTGCACAAGTCATCAACGCCAACCTTAAAGAGAAAGCACCGCCACAGCCTGAGCCAATCATGTTGCCGGGGGCACGACCCAAGAGCGCCAAGACAACTGCACAAGTAAAGATGATGCAGAACAGTCGCACAGTCTTTGCCGAGTTTGAACCTCACTGCGCCCAGATTGCCGACTACGTTGCCACCGCCCAAGATGACGGCAAAGAACCTGTGTGGAGGGCACTGCTGTCATGGGCTAAGGTCTGTGATGATGGTACTGAGAAAGCTGTGTGGTTGTCCGAACTGCACCCATACACGCCGGACAGAATGAACCAGAAGCTGGCTGAGATCAAAGGGCCTTACTCCTGCGCGGCGATGGACTCGCTGAATCCCGGCGTATGCACAGGTTGTCCACACTGGGGCAAGATCACAAATCCGCTGATCCTTGGCAGAGAGATCAAAGCTGACAACACAGAGAAGGTCATACCCATGACCACAGTCAGTGAGGAATTTGTTGAAGAAGAATTCTTTGCGTTGGAGGATTCAGATGAGGGCAACGACCCAGAACACATTGATGCAGTTAAGCGCCCACTGCCACCACGCGGGTACAGCTACGGCGAGAACGGCGGGGTTTACTTTGTAAGGGTAGAGGAAGACGGGGACGGGAAGGAATCCAAGAAGACTAGCCAGCTTGGTCCGTACGGCTTGTTGGTGGGTGACCTACTGAAGTAGGA